AATCTTTCCATAAATTGTTCCTGTGTTAGTACCTGTAATTTTTATTCGTCTGCCTACATGGTAAGTAGAAGATACATCAGCATTAATAGTTACGCTTGTAGAGGAAGCTCTAGTGTAAGTAACTGTTGATGTGCCTGAGCCAAGTAAAAACCATTCTTTGTCATTCCATACATCACGAACATCTTTAAGTTGTTGTCTAATAGCGTTATTAACATCTGAAGGACTCATGCCCTCCGAAATGTTTACACCATTGATAGCTGTATTGCTTGATGCTGTGGTTTTATAATTTGATACTGTCATTGTTGTAACCTTGAATTTAATAAGTTTTGAGTTGTTGAAAGACCTCTATCAACTGTTTTTTCACCTAATAGTCCTGATGTAATAGGAGCAGTTCCTCTTAATATGGGATTAGGAGCATTAATACCTCTCCTTAAAAGATTTCCTCCTGCACCATATAAAAATTGACCTGCTAATGTTGGATTAATTAGTGAGGCTAAATTTCTAGGATTTAAAATACCTGCACCTGTTACTAATCTTGATGCAGTTCCACTATCAGGTATAAAATCACCTACTAATTTTTTACCTTCTAAAGCTAAATCTTGTAATGGTACATTTCCTTTTGCAGTTTGTTTTTTATTTATTGATAAATCAAATTTTTTAATTGATGATAATAATTGCATAGGAGTAAATATACCTTCTGTACCTGTTGCTTTAGTTACAGCATCTTGAATAGGTCTAAATTTTTGATATGTTGATTGTATATTTTTGAAAGTTGGATTTTTCATTATTAAATAATCTTTCATTATACGATTTATTTCATTAAATATTTCTCCTCTTGCGTAAGTATTTCCATCTTTCATATTGAGATTGCCTAATTTTGCAAAATCACCTTGTATTTTTTTTAAACTTTCTCCTGTAATAAATTTATTACCATTTTTATCTATTTGTATATTGTCTTTAAAATTTTTAATTACTCTACCTAAAACTAAATCAACATCATCACCTTTTTTTCCTACAGTTTCTACAAGATCATCACCTATAGCAACAATAGAATTTACTAAACGATCTTGTAAATCTAATATGGAATCTTCTCCAACAACTTTTATTTTAGATAATACATCATCATATTTATTAGATACAATATCATCAATAACTTTAAATGCTTCGTTACCATTTAGATTTGCAATTCTATTTCTTATTTGTTTTTTTGTTTTTTTATCAACTATATTTTCTATAGCTTCCATCATAGCGTATTTATTAAAATCAGATATAGCTTGTGTTTTTGCCATTGAAACTGATGCACCGAAACCTGGTAAAGATGTAGATGATGCTTCAATACCATAAGCAAGATCTCCTATACTTGTTCTTGAAGTTCCTAAGCCTGTACCTTTAACTGATTGTCCTGCTGTTAATCGTACACCATTTCTAATAAATTTTTTAGCCAATTCAGATGTTTTTGGTAAAATTACACTTGCACCTTTTGATATTGCTCCACCTAAAACTGCTCCACCAACTGCACCTTTTGTTCTACTTTCTAAATCTTCTCCAACACCTGCTCCATAAGTAGCACCACCAACAGCACCTATTTTTCCTGCTGTAGTAAGACCTGCTTTTGTACCAAGTCTAGCCATTAAACCTACTCCTCCTGTTGCAAGAGTTGGTACAGCTGATCCTACAATTTCTGTACCATAAGCAAGATAAGGATTTGTTTCTCTAAATTTATCTATTTTAGCTCTAGCTAATTTAACTTCATCATCATAGCTAGTTCCTTTTGCAAATGATTTAACACCTGCTTCTATTTCATCACCAAAACCAAAAGTTAAACCTTGTCCTCCTGCCCTAGTAATTCCTTCATAAAATCCTACATTTGCATTATTAACTGAATTTTTATTTTTATTCTTATTATTTAGTTTTTGTTGTGCTTGTTTTAATTCTTCTAAAGTAGCCATTATAACAATCCTAATTCTTTCATTCTATTTTCATATTCTATTAATTGATCTGCGTTTAAATCTTCTAATTTAATTCTTCCTAATTGTGATTCACTTAAATCAGAAATATTGTTAAGATTTAACTCTAACGCTTTATTAGGATCTAAAGCAGTTAATTGACTTTCACTAAATACTATTGGTTCTCTTTTTTTGTATTTAGAATATCCACCTGACTCTACTTCAATATTAAAGGCTTCTAAATTGTCATTATACATTCTATATTTATCAGCAAATATTTTTGACATTAAACCTGTGATAACTTCAGGATTTGCAGTTAAATTAGCAGGATCACCACCTAATGCACTTATAATTCTAAGAGCATCTTGTTCTGTCATAACACCACCACCAACTGTTTCAAGTCTGTTTGCACCAATTAATGATTGAAAAGTTCCTTCATTAATTCTTTGAGTTAATTGATCCATTGTCAATTTGTTATCACCAATAATAGTATTTATAGTTTCTCCAAATTGAACTGCTAATTTTTCCATTCCACTAGGAACATCTTTAACACCTTTAAGATAATCAGCCATTTTTCTAAGACTATTTTCTTGTAAGTTTAAATCATTTCTTAATTCAAAAAATTGCCTAGAATTAAGCATAGGTTTAGCTAAATTACCTGCTGTAGAAATCATAGCAGATTTATCTCCTCCAAACATATCAGGAGCATAAGGAATTTTTTTACCATCTACATTAACAAATGCTTGACCTGATTTTTTATCCCAAGTAGCATTATAAGTCTTTCCTGTATTTGGATCAGTTACAGTATAAAGATAACCTTGATCTGTTTGACCTAATTTATTAGCTTTAGTTCTTTCTATGTCTAATTTTTCTCTTTCTCTTTCATTAGCTTTAGCAACATTATATCCATCAGTAATTCTTGATAAAAAAGATTTAGGTGTTGTTGAATAATCATCATCAATATTCATAAAGAAATCTCTACCGAAATCTGAAGTAGCAAATTGAACAGCTTTATCTAAAAGACCTTGCATTGTCATTTTAGGTTTTTCTTCTGTATTTAATAATCCCTTATTTGCTTTTTCAATATTTTCTTGATTAGATTTAGGTTCTACATTTAGTATTCCACCTTTATTTGCTTGTTCAATATTTTCTTGATTACTTACACCTGGAACTGACATATCAGGAGTTTCTAATTCTTCAGGGTATTCAAATACAACTTGACCATCAACAATTTTTGCATATTTTCTTTGATCTTCAGGTATATTTCTTAATGCAGGATAATTTCTTAACATTGGATCATTAACATTAGGATCTAAAAATTCTGAAAGATTAGATTTTACAAATCTTCTTGGTTTACCTTGCCCCACACCAGATAACATTCCATAACCACCCATATTAGCTGTTCTAAATCTACTAGGAGGATTTGCTTGAATAGAAGGATTATTACTTGCTCCATAAATATTATCTAAAAGAGATCTACCTCCAACAAATGCTCTACTGTTTACACCCATAGGTATAGGTTTATTTGTAAACGGATTAATTGGTAAATTATTCATTGAAAATTGTGCCATTAAAAGAACCCTCCAAGTAGGCCACCACCGATTGCACCATAAAGAGGATTAACACCAAGTTGACTTGCTAAGTTCATTCCTGTTCCTGCACCTTTAAGTAACCCTGCTCCTGTGTTTCTAAATACAGGTGAAGTTTCTATTGTGTTAGAAGGTACACTTGCACCTAATGCACCTAAATATTGGTTTAATTTTATATATGGTTTTTGTTGTTCGTAATCATATCTAGCTATTGCATCTTGAAGTTTAGCTTGTTCTAAACCTTCTTTTTCTACACCTACACCTTGTAATTTAGCAATATCATTGTAATCCATTTCACCAAGTCCAGGAGCAGTAGCCATTGTATTAGCCATAATATCTCTCTCACGATTATATTGATCGCCATAAACTTGATTAGCTAGTTGACCTAGTTCTTGTGTTAATATTTCTTGATTAGCACCTGAACCAAATCTACCTGCACTTGTAAATTGAGAATTTACATCTGATATTACATCACCTGCCATTTGATCGTATAAGGCTTTGGAGTAAGGATTAGTTGTAGGATTGAGGTAGTTTCCTGCTAATATATTAGAGGCTTCAGTTTGTGATTGATTTAATAGAGGATTGCCTTGTAATGCTCTTAATGTGGTAAGATTTAAAGCTGTTGATGTTTCAGGAGCAAAATCAGTATAGGTTGCATTAGGAAAAAAATTTGGCGTACTTCCTTCGTATAAATCTTGTGCTGAATCTACTGCCTGTTGAAAATAAGGTCTAATAAATTCTGATGGTTCTGATGATGATGTAGTTGTTACACTACTTGGATTACTACCTTTACTCATGATAATTCCTTACTAAATAAATATACTTTTTGTTCATATCCTTTTAATTTCTTGCTCCAACCTTTGCGACCTGCAACTTCTACAGCGTCACAATGATTGTATTTAGCAAATTTTTCTATTGTTTGTTGGATTGGCTCTAACCAATTATCCATGTTGTTACCTCCTGCTAGGAAATAACGACAAATCTTTTTTTGAGGATACTGTACTACCTCTGTAATAACAGCACTCTCTACTTTCTTTTCCCAACTAATAAAAAGTTGAAAAGAGTTTTTTACTAACCCATCTAAAATATCTCTAGCTGTGTAAGTATCGTCTAAAGCCTTTTTTATAAGAGGCTCAACTTCGTTCCAAATTAAATGTAAATCTTCTTTAGGTACTTGCGTAATCACCCTACAACCACATACCCAAATGTTTGATCTGCGTTACCAGAACTAGCATGAGTTAATGTAGCTGTTTTATCTCCCCTTGCAGATACATATAAACTAGATTTTGCTGTATTAGCATTTGCAGTTGTTGGCATAAACAGAATAACTGAGTTACCACCAATTCTTTCATCTGTAAGTGTTGTTGTTGTTTGACTTGCTCTTAGTGTTACTGAACCTGTGCTATTTAATTTACCATTAATGGTATTATTCAATGCACTAGAAACTAATTGTAAATGTAAACTATGATCTGGTATTGATATAGGTACGACAGGAAACTGATTTTCAGCCATTATCTTTTACCTTCAGGTCTTGCCTCTATATCTACGCCACTCATTGTTTTAAAGTTGCCTGTTACTGATACTCGTATTCTGTGGTATCGTGAATTAGATCGTATAGGACAATCTCCACTATCTTGTGTTGAAACTGCTGTTCCTACAGAAATATTATCTAATTGTGATGATCTAGTTATAGGTGTTACTGTAACAGTAGCACTATCTTCTTCGCTATCTACAATCGGTCTAACATTAATAATAGCTGATCTTCTACCCTCTACTCCTTCAAACTCTGTAGTATCAACTGTAGCTGATAGAGAAGTAGCAATAAACTTTCCAAATTTATTTTCTGAATTAAATCCTGCTAAACCAACAATACCTTCTCCATAAAAGTAAGAGTCTAATGATTTAGGTAAATTATCTAAGTTACCTAGTACATCTAAACTTTCTACTGTAGTAAAGGCTTCTTGTGAAGCTGTAGAAATAAATTGTAAATCTAATCCTGATCCTGTTGACCATTTATCTACACTATAATTATAAATAATTAATTTATTATTTATTGTAGTAGTAGATGTTGCATCTGATCCTCTGTAAGACCAAACAACAATACTATTGTTAGGATCTATTGCACTACATATACCATCTAAATTAGAAGATAGATCGTCATAAAAAAAATTATCAACTTTACCATTACCTATTGGTACAAGTTTTTGACCACCAGATAACATATAAAATCCATCTTGTGCTAAGAAGAAAATCATACTACCAAAAGAT